AAGACGACAACTCCTTGAAGGAGATTGGGATATTAAAGAAGGTGCGGCTTTTACGGAATTTGACCGTAATATTCATGTTGTCGAGCCTTTTGATATTCCTCACAACTGGGTTAAGTTTCGCGCTTGTGACTACGGTTATGGTAGTAAGTCTGGTGTTATTTGGTTTGCTGTTGCACCTAACGAACAGCTTGTGGTATATAGAGAACTCTACGTTTCTAAAGTCCTTGCCGCAGACTTGGCAGATATGATACTAGACTTAGAGGCTGGTGATGGCACTATTAAGTATGGTGTGTTGGATAGCAGTCTTTGGCATAAGCGTGGGGATACTGGACCTTCTCTTGCAGAGACTATGATTGCACGAGGATGTCGTTGGAGACCATCAGATAGAAGCCGTGGTAGCCGTGTAGCAGGTAAGAACGAAATACACAGGCGTTTGCAGATAGATGAATTTACAGAAGAGCCTAGACTTGTATTCTTTAATAGCTGCACAAATACAATATCGCAGTTACCAGCCATCCCGCTTGATAAGAAAAATCCAGAAGACATTGATACGAATAGTGAAGACCACTTGTATGATGCCTTAAGATATGGTATAATGTCCAGACCAAGATTTAGTATATTTGATTATGACCCTATGGGAAGACCAAGTACAGGTATGCGTGTAGCAGACAGCACATTCGGATATTAAGGAAAACACTATGGATGAAGATGATATTATGATTGAAGACGATGCTATTGCATTGGAAGACACAGATGATTCTGTAGTTTTTGATGCAGATGTATCTTCCATCATTCCGTTTATTAACGAGAGATACCAGCGTTCTGAGGATTATCGTGAACAGGATGAAGACCGTTGGCTACGTGCTTATCGTAACTACCGTGGTTTGTATGGACCTGACGTGCAGTTTACAGAAGCAGAAAAGTCTCGCGTATTTATTAAGGTAACTAAGACAAAGACACTAGCAGCTTATGGACAGATTGTAGATGTTTTGTTTGCTAATCAGCGTTTTCCTTTATCTGTAGACCCTACTGAGTTACCAGAAGGCGTAGTAGAAGATGTTAGCTTTGACCCACAGGAACCAGAGCAGTTACGTGGTGACACAGCACTGTCTACTAGCCCATACGGTTTTGCTGGTGATGGCAATGACCTTGCGCCGGGTTCTACTGCACAGACACTACAAGAAAAACTAGGTGTAGTACAGAATAAACTAGAGCCTGTATCCGATAAACTAAAAGAAGGTCCGGGTAAAACACCTACAGCAATTACATTTAGCCCTGCTATGATTGCAGCTAAAAAGATGCAGAAGAAGATACACGACCAACTAGAAGAGTCTGGTGCGGGTAAGCATATGCGTAACTCTGCATTTGAAATGGCACTGTTTGGTACAGGTGTAATGAAAGGTCCGTTTGCTACAGACAAAGAGTATCCTAATTGGGATGATGAAGGTAACTATGACCCTATGTTTAAAACAGTTCCGCAAGTACAGCATGTATCTGTTTGGAATTTTTATCCTGACCCTGATGCGAATAACATGGATGAAGCGCAGTACGTAATTGAACGACACAAAATGTCACGTTCACAACTACGTAGTCTCAAAAAACGTCCATACTTCCGTGGTCAAGTAATTGACGAAGTTATTGCTATTGGCGAAAACTATACAAAGAAGTATTGGGAAGATGACCTATCTGACTATGCGCCTGAATCATCTATTGAACGCTTTGAAGTTCTTGAGTATTGGGGCATGGTTGATGTCGATATGCTTGAAGAGCAAGACATTACAATCCCAGACGAGTTGAAAGACTTTGATGAACTACAAGCAAACGTGTGGGTATGTAATGGTAAACTTATTCGTATGGTTCTTAACCCATTCAAGCCTAGCAAGATTCCATATCATGCTGCGCCATACGAACTGAACCCATACTCATTCTTTGGTGTGGGTATTGCAGAAAACATGGACGACACACAAACTCTTATGAATGGGTTTATGCGTATGGCTGTCGATAACGCTGTCCTATCGGGTAACTTGATTATGGAACTAGATGAAACTAATCTAGTGCCGGGTCAAGACTTGTCACTATATCCGGGCAAGGTATTCCGTAGGCAAGGCGGTGCGCCGGGTCAAGCTATCTTTGGAACCAAGTTTCCAAATGTATCATCAGAGAATATGATGCTGTTTGACAAAGCACGTCAGTTATCAGACGAAAGCACAGGTATGCCTAGTTTTGCTCATGGGCAAACAGGAGTATCTGGCGTAGGCCGTACTGCATCCGGCATATCAATGCTTATGGGTGCTGCCAGTGGTGGTATCAAGACTGTTGTAAAGAATGTGGATGATTATCTTCTGCGTCCACTAGGCGAAGGTTTCTTCCGCTTTAACATGCAGTTTGACTTTGACCCTGAAATTAAAGGCGACCTAGAAATTAAAGCACGTGGAACTGAAAGTCTTATGGCTAACGAAGTACGTAGCCAGCGTTTGATGCAGTTCCTACAAGTAGCAAGTAGCCCAGCACTTGCACCTTTTGCTAAGTTCCAATATGTAATCCGTGAGATTGCATCGTCACTGGACTTAGACCCCGACAAAGTAACCAACAATATGGATGAAGCTGCTCTGCAAGCAGAGATTATGAAAGGCTTCCAAGCACCTGCACAGCCAGAACAAGGCATGGCTACTGGTAGTCCAATGGACCCAACTGGCGCAGGTGGTGGTAATATAGGCACAGGACAAGTACCTGTACCGGGTGAACAAGGATTTAGTGCAAATGGACAAGAAGCAAATACTCAGCAACCTCAAGCCGCTGGTGGGCAACAACCACCAATGGGAGGCATTCAATAATTACTTGGATGATGCGATAGAGCAACATCACAAAGTAATGGAACAATCAACAGATGTTATTTCTTTGCATAGACAGCAAGGTGCAATAGCAGTATTACGTAGACTAAAACAACTTAGGGATGAAATAAATGGCTCTCAATAAACAAATGGAAATGTTTGAGGACGGTGGACTCAAGGACGAAGGCGGCACAGTAGACCCTGTATCTGGCAATGATGTGCCACCCGGCTCTACACAAGAAGAGGTGCGTGATGACATTCCTGCACAGCTTAGTGAAGGTGAGTTTGTATTTCCTGCTGACGTAGTACGTTACATTGGTCTGGGCAACTTGATGCGTATGCGTCAAGAAGCTAAGATGGGCTTAAAAATGATGGATGAGATGGGTCAGATGGGCAATAGCGAAGAAGCTACTATGCCAGATGATTTGCCATTTGACATTAATGACCTTGACATGGAAGACGAAGTAGAGGATAATAAAGAATTAGAAATGCAGGTAGGTGGTTTTGTACAGCCTACTCAGCAACAACAGCAAATGGGTATTAGCGGGTATCAGCAAGCTGCAGCACCAACAACAGGCGTAGCAACCGTACCACAACAAGCTGCATCACAGCAATACGTACAGCCTGTACAACCAGTTCAAGCCGCAGTTCCTACAATGCAAGCATATAAGCCATCTGAAGTTCCTACATTCCAGCAAACTATTGGCGATGATGCATTTGGTACTTATGATGAATTACGCCAGTATAAAAATGAAGCAGGTAACATTCTTAATGTACCATTCCGTAATGGTCAACCTATCAGCCCTATTCCAGAAGGATACACATACGTAGACCCAGAGGCTACTAAAACAGAAGAAGTAACAACTACACCTACAACACCACAGACTACCAGTGTACGTGAAGATGGAGGTGATGCTGACCGCGCTAAATTAGAAGAAGAAAAGTATGGTCCGGGTGGTGGTAGACTAGGCATTCCGGGTACAGATACAATTTATGGCGTATCATTTGATAACATGAGTACACTACCCGGTGCATTAGGTGCGGTACAAGGTGCAGTTGGTTTAGCTACAGGTAAACCTTTACCTTCTGATGCAGTAGTTAACTTTAAATTAGATGATGATGTATTTACTCTAACAGGTGATGAGTACAACAGAGTTAAAACTGCATTTAACAATGATACACTTTCGAGAAAAGAAAAACAAGATATTTTTGAAGCTGCTAGGTATGAAGGTAAAGTGAGACAAGCAGAAAAAGCTATAGAAGAAGCAAAGAAAGCAGAAAAAAGAGTTAAAACTTCTGATGTATTTAAAGATTCAGGATTCCAAGAAACAGGTGGCGATGAATCGGTAGACACATCATCAAAAGGAGCAGCTTTAGAAGCAAGTCTGAGAGGCTCTCCAACTCCGGGTGGTACAGGTAGAGGACGACAAGACTATTCTGGTGGCTATTCACAAGATGATACAGCGGGAAATGAAACATCTCAAACAACACCAGACCAAGATAGTGGTAGTTCAACAGGCGGCTACTATGACTTTAACCAAGGTGGACTAGCTGCTAAATCTAAACCAAAGAAAACTAAGAAGAAGATGAAGCGTGGTGGATTAGCTTCTAAAAAATAATCCACAATTCGTTGGCTACTCACTCCCCACGCCCGACAGTGTGGCTACGGTGGCCCCAACAAGGAGAATAACATGAACGATACAATCATGGCAGAAGAAATGCAGTCAACACCAAAGGCAGCATTTATGAATAAACCTTACACGCAAGAAGAACGAGTAAAACGTGATGAGGAAGAACTAGAAGAACTAATAAAAGCCCAGCGGGGTGAAGCGGAACCTGAAGAAGAGGTAGAGGCAGAACCTACTAATGCAGAAGAAAAGACGTTTAAGAAGCGTTACTCTGACTTGCGGCGACACCAACAAAAACAAGCAGAAGAATTTAAAGCTGAACTAGCAGCAATGAAAAGTCAACTTGAAAAAGCTATAGCAAATACTAAAAAAGAAATGAAGTTGCCTAAGTCTGATGAAGACATCGAACAGTGGGCAACAGAGTATCCTGATGTGGCAGCTATCGTTGAAACAATTGCAACGAAAAAAGCACGTGAGCAATCAACTGCTCTTGAAGAACGCTTGAAAGCAATTGATGAGATGCATAACACAGCTACGAAAGAAAAAGCAGAAGCAGCACTAATGCAGATGCATCCAGACTTTGATGACATTCGTGACAGTGATGACTTCCACGAGTGGGCAGAAGAACAACCTAAGTGGGTACAGGACGCACTGTACGAGAATGATAATGACGCACGTTCAGCAGCAAGAGCAATTGACCTCTATAAAGCAGATAGAGGTATTGGCAAAGAAACTAAGAGCAAGAGCAATAAGGGTGCAGCAGAGGCAGTTTCGGCGAAAAATAAACGAAGCAAGCCGCAGACTGATGAAACATCTACGTACCTAAGAGAGTCTCAAGTAGATAAAATGAGTGCTAAAGAATACGAAAAGAAGTCTGAAGAAATTATGGACGCAATTCGTACAGGTAAATTTATTTACGATTTATCTGGTTCAGCACGATAAAAGAGTTGACAAGTAGTTATTAATAGGTATAACTATAGTCATGTACGATGTAAACAGGTTAGCTACTTGTTTACATTGTCAATCCGCAAACGACAAAAATCTTCAAGATTACCTGATTAACATGGCCTATCGAGTACATTAGTTGCAACTTTTGTACAAGATACACCCTACGTTAGACAGCCTCTGCCAAGAATTGTATTGTTTGCATCTGTAAAAATCCAAAACAATAGGAGATGGATTATGGCTTTTCCAAGAGCACCGGGTTATAACAACTTGCCGAATGGCAATTTTAGCCCTGTAATTTACTCCAAACAGGTGCAGCTTGCATTCCGCAAGGCCGCTGTTTGTGACGCAATTACGAATAATGACTACTTTGGAGAAATCGCAAACTTTGGTGATTCAGTTAAAATCATTAAAGAACCTGAGATTACTGTCAAAGCATACGAGCGTGGTACACAAATCACTGCTCAAGACCTTGAAGATGATGACTTCACACTGACCGTTGACAAAGCAAACTACTTTGCATTTAAAGTTGACGACATTGAGGAAGCACATTCGCACGTTAACTTCCAGTCACTTTCAAGTGACCGTGCAGCCTACCGTCTTGCTGACCAGTTTGACTCTGATGTACTTGGCTATCTGTCAGGTTACAAGCAGTCTGCTATCAGCGGTCGTCCAGATACAGTCAACACAACTGTTAACGGTACTAAAGCAGTTACCACTGCTGGTTCAGACGAACTTCTTGCTTCAATGAAGCTGGACGCTAATGACTTTAACGCTGGTATTGCAGGTCAGTCTATCGGCCTGAAGCCTCGCGCTTCTGAAGCTGTTCCTGTAACTGCTGGTGTAGCTAACCCACTTTCTGTGATTGCACGTATGGCTCGTCAACTTGACCTGCAAAACGTAGACTCTCAGGGACGTTGGTTGGTACTTGACCCAGTATTTGTAGAACTACTTAAGGATGAAGATTCACGTCTGTTTGACTCTGACTTTGGTGGTTCTGGTCTACAGAATGGTTTGATTTTGAATAACCTGCATGGCTTTAAAGTTCATGTTTCTAACAACCTGCCTACTATTGGTACAGGTGCTGCTACTACTGGTGGTACTAACGCTAATAACTATGGTGTGATTGTTGC